CGGAGGAGCGATGAGCGCCGAACGGCACTGCCCGACGTGCATCTGCGGCCGGCGCGCTCCGGTGCAGGGAACCTCGCCGAGCCGGCGGCGCGAGGCGAGCGCCAAAGGCCCTGGCACGGTCTCCTGGGAGGAGCACCTGCAGGCGTACGCGACCTACGCCAATCGCTACGGCACCGCGCAATCTGCGGAGAGAATCGCCGAACGACAAGGGTTCAGCTACAGCGAGCTGACCGACCTGCTGGAGCACGAGCCAACTACTTGGCAGCCGATCGGCCGGTCGGTTCCTACCGGACAGGAGGCCGAGCATGGCTGAGGGGTGGAGGCCGCCGGATATCGGCCAGCATGCTCAGGGCGAGTCGTGTAACAACTGTTGGCGTCGGCCGGAGTTGGGTGACGGGCTGACTCGTGCGGATTACTGGTTGATGCCTCCAAGGTTTTGCCCGTACGTGACTCCGAAGGAGCCGGCCAATGGCTGAGACAGCGACCCCGTGCGGAGAGGGTCACGTCGATGCGGTCGGCTTTGATGAGACCGAGCCGGAGTGGGACGGGGGTAACCCACGGCGAGTCGGCCCGAGAGGACGCAGTGCGCTACCAGTGCATGTGCGGTCATCCGGACTATCAGATGTGCGAATTCGTGTGCAGTGAGCGGGAGAAGTGGTGAGTCAGGAGCCGTGCGACTGCTCTGCCGAGACGGTGTGTGGCCGGCATCTGCGTCGGTATGAGCGGCAGCTTGCGGAGTTGCCGGCGTTGTTGGCGGAGTTGGATCGGACGGCTCGGCGGCAGACGTCCGCGGGCGGGCTGGTGGGTGGTTCGAGCAAGGGCAAGTCCGCGCCGTTGCCGTTTGACCCGGCTGCGTCGGACCTGGCTAGGGAGATCCGTGCTTGGGTGACGGAGCGAGGCCAGTATTCGTTTGCGGCGGCGTTGGCGTGGCTGTTGAGGACGGCGCATGAGGCGTCGGGTTGGCCGGACGGTGTCCGCTGGTTGGATGATGCGTCGGGGCGGGCTCGGCGGATGGTGTTGGGCCGTCAGCGTGACCGGTGGTTCGCCGGGGTGTGCGGTGCTGAGTTGGTGTCGGTCGGCCTGGTGGCTGACGGCAGCGTGTTGGTGCCGGTGGCTGAGGACGCAGGCCGGTGTGAGGCGCTGCTGTTCGCCTCGGTGGACGTGGAGTCGGTGAAGTGCCGTGCGTGCGAGGCGGTGTACACGGTGGAGGCGCGGCGTTCGCTGCTGGTGGCGTTCGCTCAGGATGCGGAGTTGCCGCTGCCGGTGATCGCTCGTGCGTTGCCGTGGCTGGCTGCGGTGGAGGTGAGGCCGTCTACGGTGCGGAACTGGCGGCTGGCCAAGCTCGATCGGCGACCGACCTTCGTGGTCACGTCGAGGGGAGTGGCCCAGCCCAGGCGGCTGCGCAAGCCGCCGATGCTCCTGCCTCGCGCGGTCGATGCTGAGGGGCGGGAGTTGTTCCGGGTGGGTGACGTGATCGATTTGGCGGTTGCTGCTGCTGAGCGATCGGTGGCGCGGGTAAAACTGACCGCCGGGTAGTGTTTGACACTACGCCGGTAGTGTGCAACACTATGGTCATGATGGCGAGCGAAGGAGCAGAAGCGATGTACCACTTGATCGTGATCCGCGAGATGCCGACCGATGACCTGATCGAGGCGTACCGGGCGTGGCCGAACGCCGACACTCAGCGGGAGTTGGAGCGGCGCGGCGTGACGCTCTGGCATCACAGTCTGCGCCCGGTGGCCTGATGCCGCGTCCGGGGCCGCGCCGTCAGCCGTTGGCGGTGAAGATCAGCGATGCGGCACGTGAGCGCGTCGCGGCCCGGGCGGTGAAGCGTGGTCTGTTGCGGGGTAATGGCGAGCCGAACCTGTCCGAGATGGCTCGGATCATGCTGGCATATGCGGATCAGCACATGCCGGAGAACTGGCAGCCTCGGCCGCGCCGGGGTTCGAGTGAGGAGAGTGCCTGATGTTCCTTGAGCAGACCCACCAGTTGAGCCCTGACTTGGGGGTGCTCGAATTGTGGTGCAACCGGTGCGGAGATCACGTCGCGCATGACCTGCTGGTCACCACCGACAACAAGGTGACGGGCACGGTCGGCGGCAAGTACCGGGATGAGAACCGGATCAAGAGCATCGTGGCTGAATGCGCCGACGGGCACAGGCAGACGATCCTGTGACAGCGACCGTTGATGAGTTCGTGGCGTTCCTGACGGCCCGACTAGTAGTGGACTATCAGCGGGTTGTGCTGAGGTCGTGGTTCGGCCCGGTTCCGGATCCGTGCGGCGGGAATGTTCCGGGTGGTTCGGGTTGCTCGTGCGACCCGGGATTCTGAGGAGAGCGTTGACTAGTGGCTGGGCGAGCTGTGGGCCGTGCTCGACTCCGGGCTGTCCGAACTTCGGGTAGCTACGTACAGCCGCGTACAGCTACGTACAGCCGCGTACGGCTCCACTTTCGGCAGTGCGGGTAAGGGGATTTTGGATCGGTGGGTTTGACGCGCGGGCGGGCGTGTGCGACACTTTCTGGGTGCTGACCTGCTGACCCCGGAAACAAACAGAGTGGCCCGGTTGAGTCGCTGTTGGCGGGTGCGAGGCCCTGGGTTCTCCCTGATCGGAGCCCGGGGCCTCGCCATTTCTACGACCTGATTGGGGTGGCCCTGGTGGGTTGGTATTGGGCTGTGTGGCTGCTGCTGGGCTTCGGTGTGCCTGAGTTTTGGGCGCTGGTGACGGAGCGGTATCAGGACACGTTGAGTGAGACGGCGTGGCGGTGGTTCGACGTGGTGCCGGGGCAGACGGTGTATCAGTGGAAGGCTGTGCATTTCCTGCTGTTCGTGTTCATGGTGTGGTTGACGCTGCATCTGTGCTTCGCGTTGTTCCGGTGACCGCGGTATGACGACGGTGTGCGCTGTTGCTCGGTCCGGCCGGGTTGTGATGGGCGCGGACTCGCTGACCACATGGGGTAACGAGCCGGAACCCGGCGCGGTGAAGATCATCAAGGTGGAGGCCTTCGACGTCTCCGCCAATCCCGGCAATCCGTCGCTGTTGCTCGGCTTTTGCGGTCATGCCGGGTTGTGGGATGCGATGCGGGCTGATCTCCGGATCGACCGCGTGCCTGGGCCGGACGAGGACCCGCAGCCATGGGCGGCGCAGGTCGCGCGGCAGATCACCGAGGTCGCGGCTGCGTGGCGGCTGCTTGACCGGGATGGCGACGTGGACGGTAACGCTCTGCTGGGTTGGGGCGGCCGGGTGTGGCGGCTGTCCAGCGCGTGTGCCCGGCAGATCAGCGGCGGCATTGTCGCGGTCGGCTCGGGTGGCGCTTACGCGACCGGTGCTCTGGTCGCGATCGACACATGGCCGCGCCTGATGGGCGAGGCAGAGTCGGTTGAGGACGCGGTGAGCGCGGCTGTGGTCATCGCGAGCCATCTGGACGTCCGATCGGGCGGCACGCCGCTAGTGCTGTCCATCCCCTAGTACGTGCTTCGGGGTCCTGGTCCGTATGTGCGCGGAGCGCGGATCGGGCGTGAGTGGCTTGGACCGGCCGCGACGGATCCGGACTGGCCAGCCCTGGGCAATCCAACTGATCTCTGGAGGTTCTAGCGATGGTTGTTGACCCTTATTCGTACTTCTGGCCGGCCGAGTCGCAGCCGCCGAAGGTCGGTCGTCCGTACCGCGATCGTCGCAAGCAGCGCCGTCGGCGCAGCGGCAAGTAGGGAGACGTCCTAATGCCTGACCGCAACTACAACTGGCGCCACATCATCTGGGACTGATGAAGGTGGCGGACGATTCGCAGCCGGCCGGGGTCTACGAGACGCCGGGAGGACGAAGCTTCCTGGATCACCTGCTGAGCCTGAACCCGAGCGAGAGAACGCGGGCCGCAGTCGATCGCGTGGTGGAGCAGGACCGGCAGCGCCGGCCAGCGAGCTAGCCCGATGCCTCGTGCCTGGTCTCCGTGTAGCGGTCCAAGCTGTTCGACCCTGACGCCTCCTGGCCAGTCTCGGTGTGCTGAGTGCCGAGGCTCGGCCGATCGGGCGCGGGGTACCGCTGCCGAGCGTGGCTATAACAGCCGTGGTCACCGGCGGCGGTTCCGCCCGGGCGTGTTGGACCATGACTCGATCTGTGTGCTGTGCGAGATCAGGCCGGCGACGGTCGCTGATCACTACCCGCTCTCGAGGCGCGAGCTGATCGAACGCGGCCTTGACCCTGACGATCCGGCGCATGGCCGCGGCCTGTGCAAGCCGTGCCATGACGCCGAGACAGCTCAGCATCAACCCGGAGGGTGGAACCGATGACGTCGTTGCCTGACTCCGCTGGCTACATCGAGGGGCTGCGTGCCTCTTGGTGTCGCATCGTGGTCAAGCGGCCGTTCACGGTGACCTGGGCGTGCCCGACTGACCTGACCGACGACGAGCTGTCCGTGGTGCATGGCTGGCTATGGGTGCACGGGATCAACCCGGCAGACATCGAACCGCTGCGGGTGTGCGTCGCGCGGCACCCTCTGCTGGGTGATGTGGTCGTCTTCGCCGGTTATCGGCGCGACGCTCACGGCCGGCTGGTGCTGGCGTACGGCTCGCACACTGACATCGCACGGCAGGTGTCGGTGCAGCCGTTGGGTATGCCGACTCCGCCTGGACTGCTGCGTGCCCGGGGTGAGGATGCCGCGCGCTTGCTGGGGTTGCGCCTGCCTGTGGCTGCGCTGCTGAGCGGGACGGCGTCGTGAACTGGTTGCAGGAGACGCTGTTCCTAGCTTCCATCGGCCTCCTGCTGCTGGCGTGGCTGCGTGACCGTCCGAGCAAGGGCACGCAGTGGGTGCTGGAGTGCCGCAGCTCTGACGGTGAGACGGTGGGCATGATCGACGCGGCGATCTACGTGCTGCGTGCTGCCTCTCGTGGCGATCTGACGGCAGAGCCGGTGAGGGAAGCGCTGCGCGATCTGGCTGCTGATCCTGAGGTGCAGTCGCTGCTCACCGTTGCCCGTTCCCTGAGTGGGCGTGCGCGGTGAGGCTGCTGGTGTGCTGGCTTCGTGGTCATTCGTGGTGGCGCAACACGGACGGTCGCCAGCGTTGCTATCGGTGCAGGCGTCGCCCGTGGGGTCGAGGCAGTAGGCGATAGGGGTGGGGGGTGCCCCCTTTGCCCGGATCGGCCAGGGACCGCGGGGGAGGTCGCTCTCTGGTCTGTCAGGTTCAAAACATTCGCTCGGGAGAGGTTGACGGTCGGGCGGTGAGGCCGCTGGGCGGCGTTGTGGAGGTCCTGGGATGGCTAGCGGGGGTGCTCGCTCACGTAGCGGCCCAGCCCAGGACCCGAATGCTCTGCGGCGGGCTCGGGCGGGCGATTCGGCCGGCTGGACGGTGTTGCCGAAGGACGGACGGGGCGAGGGTGCTCACCCGCCGGAGTGGCCGCTGACGCCAATGTCGGTGCGTGAGGCGGAACTGTGGGCCTCGCATTGGGCCAAGCCTCAGGCCGTCATCTGGGAGCGGGATCAGATTTTCGAGTACGTGGCGATGTATGTCCGACTGCTCGCCGAAGCCGAGGTGCCGAAGGCCTCAGCGGTGAATCGGCAGACGGTGCGGCTCATGTCGGCCGATCTGTTCCTGACCGCCGATGCGCTGGCGCGGGCGAAGTACCGGATCGAGAAATCGGAGGTCGCCGTGGAGGACTACGCCGAGCCTCAGCCCGAGCCGGCACCGCCGGCGGGGCCGTCCTCCAAGGATCGGTGGCTGCGGTCGGTGCCCGATGCAGGCCCCAGCTGAGGCCGGGTACGTCGTTGACTTCCCAACCATCGGGTTCCTGGTAGCGGACTGGATCGAGGCGCACTGCATCATCCCGGACCGGGACGACAAAGGGCAGCCGTTCGTGCTGTACCTGTGGCAGGTCTGGTGCACGGTCAACCACTATCGGGTCAAGCCGACTGCTCGGGTGGGTGAGAACGCTGCGGCGTTCTACTACCGGCGCTCGCAGATCGTCGGGCCGCAGAAGTGCGGCAAGGGTCCGTGGGGCGCGGCGATCCTCTGCGTTGAAGGCGTCGGACCGGCCGTGTTCGACGGCTGGGCGGTCGCCGGCGAGAAGTACCGGTGCGCCGACAACGGCTGCCCGTGCGGCTGGGAATACACATACACCGCCGGCGAGGCGAAAGGCCGTCCGGCCGCGAACCCGCTGCTGCAGTTGCTGGCGACCAGCGAAGCGCAGGTCCGTAACGTCTACCGCCCGTTCAAGGCGATGGGCAGGGCCTGGCCGCTGAGCACCCTGATGGTGGTCGGTGAGGAGTTCACCCGGCTCCCCGATGACGGCGTGGTCGAGACCGTCACTTCGTCGGCGAAGTCCCGGCTGGGTAACCCGCTCCGGTTCACCATGCAGGACGAAAACGGCCTGTACACCGAAAGCAACGGGCTGCTCGAAGTGGCGCGCACCATGCGGCGCGGCGCCGCTGGCATGGGTGGCCGGTCGATCCAGACCACGAACGCGTGGGACCCGGCCGAGAATTCCGACGCCCAGCGGACGGCGAACTCGCGGCGGCCGGATATCTTCCGGTACCACCGGATCCCGCCGGCGCACCTCAACTACCTCGACAAGGGCGACCGACGCCGGATTCACGAGTACGTCTACTGGAGTTGTCTGCACGTCAACCTGGACGAAATCGAGGCCGAGGCCGCCGAGCTGATCGAGACCGACCCGGCCGAAGCCGAGCGGTTCTACGGCAACCGGCTCGTGCAGGGCCTCGGCGCGTGGATGCCGGCCGAGCTGTGGGAGCGGGCGTATGCCGGAGCGGCTGTGGCTTCCTAACCCGCCTGCCGGCACGGCGTGCTGTGGCGGGTTCGACGGTTCGGAGAACGACGATCACACAGCGCTGCGGCTGGAAACCTTCGCCGGCCGGCTGTTCACCCCGACATACGGGCCTGACAGCCGGCCGACGATATGGGATCCGTCCGAGTGGAATGGGCAGATTCCGTGGCATGAGGTCCTGGTTGCCTTCGCCGAGGTAATGAGCCGCTACCGGGTGCACCGCATGTATTGCGACCCGGACCCCTACTGGCGATCGCAGATCGGCACATGGTCGATCGAGCACGGCGAGAAGGTCGTCACCGAGTGGCCGACCAACCAGCACGTCCGGATGCATGAGGCGCTGAAGCGGTTCCGGGCCGACCTGAAGAACCGCAGCTTGACCGACGACGGCTGCCCGCTCACGACGCAGCACATGGAGAACGCCCGCAAAAAGGCGATGAACGGTGACCGTTACGTGCTGATGAAGCCCGTAGGGGCGAACCACCAAAAGATCGACGCCGCGATGGCCAGCGTGCTCGCGCATGAGGCGGCATGCGACGCCCGCGCGGCCGGGTGGACTGACCGGCCGCAGGTCTCGTACGGCGTGGCGTTCGGATAGACGAGTTGGGAGGTGTCCGGGTGGCTGTTACCGACCCGACTGTGTTCTACAGCCAGGAGGCGAAGGCCGCTCAGGCGCTCGTAAACCAACTCTCCGTGCAGCTGATGAACCGTATTGGCTGGGTGGAGCAGTGGCAGCGGTACTACGACGGGCATCAGCCGCTGAAATACGCCAGCCCGGAGTTCGCGCAGCACTTCGGCCGCCAGTATGCCGGGTTCCGGGACAACTGGTGCGCGCCGGTGGTCGACACCACGGCTGAGAAGCTGACCGTTGCGGGTCTGCGACTGGCCGATGACGGCGCGGACGGCTCGCTGAGCCTGCAGCGGGCTGCAGACCGTGATTTCGCGCGACGGTGGCAGACCAACGAATGCCCGGCCCAGTCCAGCCAGGCGTTTACCGAAGCATGCATTGCCAAGCGGGCGTTCGCGACCGTGTGGGGCGATGAGATCACCTTCGAAACCGCGGATGAGGTGATCGTCGGCTACGACCCGGGCTCGCGGCGCAGGCGGAAGGCCGCGCTGAAGATGTGGACCGATGGCGATAAGGATTACGCCACGCTCTACACCCGGGCCGAGAACGGCCAACCGGCGCAGGTGTGGAAGTGGCAGCGGCAGCGGCCACCGTCCGAAGGACGGGTCTACACGCCGGATGAGATGGTCCGATACCAGTGGCTGATCCGGAACACGCCGACAGGCGACCCGGCTCCGGTGATCGTCAACCCGTCCGGTGTCGTGCCGATCGTGGAGTTGGCGAACCGTCCCCGGTTGAAGTCGGAGCCGCTGAGCGAGGTCGAAGGCGCCGCGGCGATGCAGGACGCCATCAACGCGCTCTGGTCCTACCTGTTCAGCGCAGCGGACTTCAGCGCACTGCCTCAGCGGGTGTTGCTCGGCGCGGTCGCGCCGCAGATCCCCGTGCTGGATAAGGACGGCAAACCCACCGGCGCGATGATGCCCGTGCCGATGGACACGATCATGCAGCGGGCCGGCAAGTCCCGGATCATGGCCTTCGAAGGCGACAAGGCCAAGATCGCGCAGTGGGACGCCGCCGATCTGGCGATGTTCACCGCGGCGATCGAATTCGCCGTGGGACACCTGGCCGCGCAGTCTCGGACCCCGGCGCACTACTTCACCGGCAAGATCGTCAACGTGCCCGAAGGCGCCCTCGTGGCGTTGGCGCAGGCGCATATCGCCAAGGTCGGCGAGCGTGCTCTGTACCACTCGGGCTCGGTCAAGGAGATAGCCGCGATCGGCTACCTCTTCGCTGACGATGCGAAGCGTGCCGACGCCGCGCGGTGCGGTCATGTGATGTGGGAGGACTTCGAAACCCCCGCGCCGGGGCAGGTCGCCGATCTGGCGATCAAACTGCGGCAGGCCGGTTTCTCCTTCCCGTACATCGCGCAGCAGTTCATCAACGACCCCGTGGAGTTGGCTAACGAGATTCTCCGGCACAACGCCGAAGAGGCCGCGAAGGCGGCGCTGCAGGAGTTCGGCCCGAAGCTGGGCATCGAGCCGCCGGCGGACGACGCCGAGACGGACGACACGGCCGACCAGCAGCAGGACGGTTAGCCGATGCCGGGCGTCAAGACGCTGGCCAGGCGGCACTACGTCCAGCGGCAACTGCTCGCGCGACGCGCGTTGCTCGCGGTGCGTCAGCAGTGGGCGCGGATGGACCCGGCACGGATCCGGCTGTCCTGGCAGTCCGGGATCGGTTCGGCCGTGTTCACGATCGTGTCCGGTGCTCAGTACGAGGCCGCCGCGGTAGCTGACACATCGACAAGTCAGATGTTGGCCGCGCAGGGCGTCGATGCGACCGCGGTGGCCACTGTGGCGCCGTCGGCGTTCGCTGGCATCGCCTCCGACGGCCGGGACTTGGCCAGCCTGCTTGATCTTGCGGTCTGGCAGTCACTCGGCGCTTTGCGGACGGTCACCCGGCCTGAGGATGCGCTCAAGGTCGGCGGGCAGTTCCTGGAGTTGGCCACCGGGCTGCAAGTGGTCGACGCCGGCCGGGTTGCCGATGGTGTCGCGATCGCCGCACGGCCGGCCGTGACGGGTTGGGTGCGGATGCTCAACCCGCCGTCCTGCGACCGGTGCATCGTGCTGGCCGGGAAGTTCTACCGATGGAATGACGGGTTCGAGCGGCATCCCCGCTGCGACTGCCGCCACATACCAGCCAGCGAAGACACAGCCAACGACCTACGCACTGATCCGAAGGCGTACTTCGACTCGCTCAGCCCAGCCGAGCAAGACAAGACGTTCGGCAAGGCCGCAGCGCAAGCCATCCGCGACGGCGCGGACGTCAGCCAGGTGGTCAACGCCCGGCAGGGCATGCGAACCGCCAGCATCGGCGGACACAACGTCCTATCGACCACCGTCGGAGCCAGCCGGTTCGGCGGTGTCCGGCTGATGCCGGAACAGATTTACCGCATAGCCGGCGGTGACAGGGAAGAGGCGATCCGTCTCCTCGCCGGTAACGGCTACCTCGTGCGCGGCGTGCAACACGACGCGGCACTAGCAGTCACGCATTAACCCCGGGCACCGCGCAACGCGGAACCGGTTCCCCAACTACCCGCAACGGGAGCGAAACAGCCATGCCAGAAACCGCCCTGCCCATCCACGCCACCCTGCTGCACCCGGTCACCGGGCAGTCCTTGATGGCCATCGGCCACCGCCGCAACGGCGAACCGATCTGGCCCGTCATCGGCGGCCGGCAGACCGAGGAGGAACTCGAAGCGGCGCGGCAGGCCGAACAGGAGGCCGCGGCGGCCGAAGGTGAGGATGAGGAACTCGGCGAGAAGGGTCAGAAGGCCCTGGCCGCCGAGAAGGAGCGGCGCAAGGCCGCACTCCGGGCCAAGCGGGACGCCGAAGCCCGGGCCGCCGAACTGCAGGCCGAGATCGAGCGGCTGAAGGCGGGCACGCCGGCCGAAGGTGACGCCGAAGCTCAGAAGCGGGCCCGGCAGGCCGAGATCGACGCCGCGATCAAGCAGGCCACCGATGCGGCCAATACCGCCGCGGACCGCCGGGTGCTGCGAGCCGATGTCCTCGCGGCGGCGGCCGGCAAGCTGCGGCACCCAACCGACGCCTTGGCCTTCGGCGACCTGGACTCGATCGAGTTGCAGGCCGATGGCACCGCGTCCCAGTCCGATATCGACGACCTGATCACCGACGTGCTGACGAAGCGACCCGATCTCGCCGCAACGGCGACTCAGCGCATCCCGTCAGCAGCGGAGGTCGACGCCGGCCCGCAAGGCGAGACGGCCGCGGAGACCAAGCCCCGGCAGGTCACCGAGGCCGAACTGAAGACCATGTCCGAGGACCAGATCGTGCAGGCGCAGTTGGACGGACGCCTGCAGGACCTGCTCACCGGTAAGGGTCGCTGACAACGACTACCTACCTCCCGAAAGGGGAAACCTGAGTGTCCATCATCAATTTCCGGCCGGAAGTCTGGTCGGCGCGGCTGCTGATCGCGCTGCGCAAGGAGCTCGTCTACGGCGGCCCGATGGTCGTGAATCGCGACTACGAGGGCGATATCCAGAAGGCCGGCGACACCGTGCGGATCACCTCGATCTCGCGGCCGGCGATCCAGGACTACGTGCCGAACGTCACCAAGATCACGTTCCCGGAGCTGACCGACGCTCAGCGGACCCTGGTCGTGGACCAGTCGAAGTTCTGGTCGTTCAGCGTGGACGACGTGGACGCCGCGCAGGCCGCGGGTGATGTCATGCCGCAGGCGACAGACGAGGCCGGCTACGCACTGTCCGACACCGTGGATCAGTTCATCGCGGGTCTGTGGACCGGCGTGGCCGCGGCCAACGACCTGGGCTCCATCGTGATCGACGCGACCACCAAGCCCACCGATTTCTACGACAAGGTGCTGGTGCCGCTGCGGACCCGGCTCAAGAAGTCGAACGTTCCCACGCAGGGCCGGTACGTCACGGTCACGCCGGAGGGCTACGCGTGCCTGCTGCTCGACTCGCGGTTCGTCAAGGTCAACGAGTCCGGCACGACCGACGGGCTGCGCAACGGCATCGTCGGCACCGCGGCCGGGTTCACGATCATGGAGACCAACAACGCGCCGAACACCGCCGGTGAGGAGTTCGTCATCCAGGCCGGCACCAAGGCCGCGATCAGCTTCGCCGACAAGATCCGCAAGACCGAGGCGCTGCGTCCCCAGGACTCGTTCTCCGACGGGGTGAAGGGCCTCGCGCTCTACGGCGCGAAGCTGCTCCGTCCGACCGGCATCGCCGTCGCGCGGGTCACCGTCAACGGCGTCACCAACTAACCGGCCGCATTCGGCCAGATAAGGAGACAGAGACATGGCGCGTGTTGCGCTTCCGTACTCCGTGCTGACCGTGAACGGCAGCCTCGCCGACCCCGCCGGGGTCGCCGCGGTCGCCGGGGCCGGCAACGGGGTGTCCATCCCCGATGTGTCGCCGAACCGTCGGCAGTCCCGCCCGGAGCTGACCCTGCTTCGGGTCGTAAACGGCGCGGCAGCCGGGAACGTCACCGTCCTGGCTGGCAGTGAGCCGCTGGCGATCGCCGCCGGGCAGGGTGATCTCGTCGTCGCGGTCGGCGCGAACGCGACCGAATGGGTGGGCCCGCTGGAGTCCGGCCGGTTCATCCAGCCCACCGGTGAGCTGATCGTGGAGACCGACCAGGCCATGACCATCACCGCGTTCGAGGTGTCGCGGCACTGATGACCGAATTCATCGTCAAGACGGTGTGGCTCAGGGGCGAGGGCGGCGCTGTCTTCCGGATGGCGCTTCCGCTCGCCCCTGACTACACAAAGCAGCTGCGCAAGGGCATGCTGCGGCAGGTCAACGAGGACGGCACCGCCTACACCGGTTCGGATGCGCTGCTGGCGCTGCCGACCGAGCGGCCATCCAACGACGCCGATAAGGCGTCGTGGGTTTCCTGGGCCGTCGCCAACGGTGGCAACGCCGACACCGCCGAGTCGATGACCGTCCGCGACCTGATCGAGAAGTACGGCAACGTCAAGCTGGCCGAGCCCGAAGGCGGCGAGCCCGAAGGCGGCGAGCCCACCACCACCGAACCACAGAGCGAGCCGCCAGCTAAGGCGACCGGCCGCAGGTAACTGAGGGGGTCTGCCGTGACCAGTCCGCTACCG